TTCGCCAATAAAATCGCGAATTTTCTCCGCTACGATTTCGGTGTAACAGGTACTGGAACCGTAAAAAAGACCGATTTTCATATTTACCTATAAAATTCATGCATTTACTTAGATAACAGTTAGTTAAGAACCTAATGACATCTAATGAATACTAGGGACTATTAATTTCTGCCGCCAAATTGTCGCCATTCTGTGCCATGTTCAAAGGGTTGAACCTGATAGCTGTTTCAAGGTGTTCAGGTGCAAAGTGTGCGTATCTCATTGTCATACTGATGTCGTGATGCCCTAAGATTTTTTGAAGCACTAAAATATTACCGCCATTCATCATGAAGTGGGCGGCAAAAGTATGCCTCAAAACATGTGTCATCTGACCTTTAGGCAGTTCGATTGAGGATTGTTTAATCGCTCGCAGAAAACCGTAATGGCAATCTTCAAATAAAGACTCCGTTTTAATTTTCGCGAGTTCGTCGTAAAACTGCCTATCGATAGGTACAGTTCTGTTTTTTTTACTTTTAGTGTTAGTGAAGGTGATTTTGTAGGGGCTTAGCTGAGATCTTTTTAAATTCTGTGCTTCGCTCCATCTTGCTCCGGTACACAAGCAGACTCTTATCACCCGGTTCAAAGTGAGCTGGGCGGCGGTAATATCAATGAGTTCTAAAATTTGCTCTTGCTCAAGCCAGGACATTTCCCGCTCAGTGGTTACTAATTTGCGTAGCTTTTCTAATGGGTTGGGGTAGTTCCACTCACCCAGCCTTCCTAACTCGCTGAACATGCTGTTCAGATGTGAGTGGTCCATGTTCAGAGTGCTATTGGTTGCAGGGTATGGAAAGCGTTTGTCTAAAAAAATCTCACCAGTGAGGCGTTTTTTTCTGTAATGAGCAAAATCATTAGCGGTGAAATCGGTTGCTTTTGGGTTTCCCATTGCCTTTATAACGTGCTTGAGCTTGCGATATACCATTAAACCAGCACTCAGGCTTTGGCCGTGTAAGGTGTACCAAAGTTCAGCCAGGTCTAGCATGGTCCGTTTATCGCTCTTTTCCATGATCCACGGGCGACTTGCCGACTCATTTGTTATGTACTGCTCAAATGCAACAGCCTCACCTTTGGTGGGAAAAGTTTTCCTTACTCGTTTACTGTCGCGCCCTTGAGGGTAGCATTCACAGATCCATTTCCCTGTAGGAAGTTTGCGCACGCTCATAGTTAGCCTTTGTGCATTACCAGAGTGACTAAGCCAATGAATTTCACGTCAGCTACAGGGCAGTCAAAACTACCTGATTCATTGGTGATTCTCACTTTGTGCTGAGGAAGGCGCATCACTTCTCTAATCGACTTTTTGCCATCTATATCCAGCAGCCACAAACCATCACATATGTCTTTAATGCCTTGGTCCATAAGGTATCTGCCTTTGCCAACAAAGAGCACGCAAGGTGAATTTAGATCATCTGGATAAAGCTGCTTATCGTAAAACAGTGGCTCACCTGGATTGAGTTCTCCATCCTCAAGCACCGCACTGGGAACCTTAGAAGTCACATGGTTCTCATTTGCGTACTTTTCCCCTGTTCCAAAGGCCAGCCACTCAACATTAATCCCCGTTTCGATGGATGCTTGAATCACCCAATCAGCAGGAAATATATCCCTCATGTATCTGGAAGCCATCGTGCTTTTAGCTACTCCGAGCTTGTCACATAAGGCTTGGCGTGTCTTAAAGCCGTAAGCCTCAAGAAGCCTTTGCACCACTTTCTGACCACCTGTATTAAAGTCCATAGTTCTCATTAGAGTTCAATTGAGTTTGACAAGTACCCCAAATCGGATCTAAATTAGCCTCGAAGTGCGAATTCGGGTTCTCATTAGGTCTGATTGGGCTTAATTAGATATCAATAAGCAAATATTGAGAGTATTGCATGATGCAAAACAACATTTCAATCACGCTTCTGGTTCCTCACATGACCAAAGAGCGTTACAGCGAAGCTACAGGCTTAGATTTGAAAACCATCGATCTCATGCTTGGCGATGGCCGTCTTTCTTCTTACCGTCACCGCCTTCGTAAAGATGGCAAGCGTGAACTTGTTTTGATTAACGTAGCTGCTTTAGCAATCGACGCCCTCTCTGAGCATCAAGTCAAGTTCTCAAGCTAAGAGTTTGGTGCGCGATTGAGGACTTCATGAGCCGCCTGAAAACAATATCGGAATAGGGATATATAAAGCGATGTTTGATTTTAAGACTTCCACCCATAACCACTATGAAGACGCCTGCCGCAAGTTTGCGCTGACTCACAACATGCGGGAGCTGGCCCAGCAAGCTGGCATGAAAGTGCAGACGCTTCGCAACAAGCTGAATCCTGATCAGGTGCATCAACTGACTGTTACAGAAGTGCTGCTGCTGACTGATCTGACCGAGGACGCGACTCTGATGGATGGGATGCTGGCGCAGTTGCACTGTCTGCCTTGCGTTCCAGTGAATGAACATGCTGCAGAAAAGTTTTCCGCTTACGTGCTCAACGCCTCCGCGCAGGTCGGAACGCTTGCTGCCAGTGCTGCAAATCACGCCAGCATTACGACTTCATGCCGTCGCGGGATTGTTGAGGCAGCTAATACCGGCATTCGTTGCATGATGCTGGCGGCTCTCGCTGTACAGGCGCGTATTCATTCAAATCCTACCATCGCATCAACTGTAGATATTGCAGGTGCAATCGGTTCATCAATAGGCATGAGCTAGAGCTATGAGCCAGGAATTTACCTATTTCTTTCGCTATCGCGGAAAAGAAATGTCAGTAGATGCTGAAAATGTCGCGCTTTATTACCCGTCTATTTCAGGCGACGGAAGTGGCTTTTTTACACTGGTAAATGGTGAGCGTTTTCGTGGTGAAAATGTAAGAGAAATAAGTAAGGGGAAAAGTGAATTATGCCGGTATTTGTAAGGCTTTTAAAAAATCAGTCACCACCCCAGCAGTTAGCAGCATCAGGGCATGGGTGGATAGAAACGAAAGCAAGTAAGCGCTGGCACCCGGCAATCTCACAGGCCGAACTGCTGGCAGGATTAACGGGTAAGAGGAAAGAATCATGGGTTACAAAGCTGAAAGTATCACTGTTCAGATGAACGCGGGGCAGCGTGCCAGTGCGCTTAATCACATAGCTGTGCTTCGTACCATGATGTACGGCGATTGCAGCAATGAACTCAAACGCTTTATCGCAGAAATGCGTTGCAAGCGCGATGAACAGGCTGAACAGAATGGCCGCGCACTGAGTGCGATTTTCTTCCTGGCAAATTTCAGCAAAGAACGTCACGGCGTTGATTTCAGTGAACTGACGAGTGACGAAAAAACGGCGCTGATTAGCGCGATGAATCACTTAAAAGCAGTCGTGAGTTTATTTCCAAAGAATCTGACGTTACCTAACTAATTAACCCAAACAAATTAAATGGCGTAAACCCGCCGGGCATTTTTTTGCCCGAATTCAGGAGAAAGAGAAATGCGAAATATCCAGACCCGTAATTTTAAGGCTGACGACGACGCGCTTAATGCCCTGCTGAGCAAGGCAAAAACTGAGCAGCGTTCTGATGATGCGCTGTCCGTTTCTATCCGCCTGGCCGCACTGGCAATTCATGCCCGCCAGCAGGAAATGTCAGCGGCAGAAATCATCGAGCTGCTGGACAAAGAAGCAGAACGCTTTGAGAACCAGGCGCAGGAGCTGCACTGATGGCCGATTCAATGGATATGGTACAGCAGCGCGTGCAGGAAGAACTGGCGCGCAATCTGGCTAACGCTACTCACCGCCCGGCAGGGGCGAGTGAATTTTTCTGCCTGTCGTGCGGCGAAGAAATCCCGGAGAAGCGCCGCCGCGCATTGCCGGGCGTTTCCCTCTGCGTGACCTGCAAAGAAATCAGTGAGCTGAAAAGCGTGCATTACAAAGGGGCGGTATTATGAAAACCATCCTGAAATGGGTCGGCAGCAAGTCCGGCCTGATGCCTGAACTAATTAAGCACCTGCCCGCCGGTGATCGTCTGGTTGAGCCGTTTGCCGGTTCCTGTGCGGTCATGATGAATACGGATTACCCGGCTTATCTGGTGGCGGATGTTAATCCCGATCTGATTAACCTCTATCGGCAGGTTAAAGAGCATACGCGCCCGTTTATTGTCGTGGCGGCCTCGCTCTTCAATCAGAACAAAACTGATGAGAGTTATTATAAGGTTCGCAATGACTTCAATTTCACCGCGTCGCTGCCACTGCTGGAGCGTGCTGCACAATTCCTCTACCTGAACCGCCATGGCTATCGTGGCCTTTGCCGATATAACAAGCGCGGTGAATTCAATAACCCTTACGGCAATTATAAAGAGCCATATTTCCCGCTGGCCGAAATCGAAGCGTTTGCCGTAAAGGCTCAGCGCGCGACTTTTGAATGTCTGGGGTACAGCGAAACCCTGAGCATGGTCCGTGCCGGTGATGTCGTGTACTGCGATCCGCCGTATCACGGCACATTCACCGCTTATCACACCGATGGGTTCAGCGAAGATGATCAGCACTCGCTGGCCTGCATCCTGCTGGGTATCTCTGAGCGTAACCCGGTCATCGTTTCAAACAGCGACACACTTTTTACCCGCAGCATCTACCGCGAATTTGACCTGACAAAAGTCACTGCCGCCCGCTCTGTTGGCGTGGCTGCCGGTGAAGGCAAGCACGCATCGGAAATCATCGCAGTGCGTCGGCCTGAATCGGCAGTTGTCTGGATGGGCTTTGATATGGCAGCGGGCAAAGACTTTTCCGTAATTACGCAGGACACCAAATGACTGCCTATTACAACGAGTTTGATCCCTTTGCAGCGCAGTGGCTGCGCAATCTTATAGCCGCCGGCCATATAGCGCCGGGTGTTGTAGACGACAGGAGCATTACCGATGTTACCGCTTCAGACCTTAAAGGATTCACACAGTGCCACTTCTTTGCAGGTATCGGCGGATGGAGCCTTGCCCTGCGCCTCGCAGGTGTGCCAGACACATTCAACTGCTGGACTGGATCGCCACCATGCCAGCCATTCAGCGCAGCTGGAAAGCAACTTGGACAGCTTGACGAGCGCCACCTCGCCCCAACTTTTATCCGCCTCATTGCTGAGTGTCGCCCTGCAGTCCTCTTTGGAGAACAGGTTGCGCCAGCAATTGCGAAGCACTGGCTCGATGATTTATTTACTGAGCTGGAAGCAGAAACTTACGCCTGCGGGGCGGCAGTATTGCCAGCGTGTAGCGTCGGTGCACCGCACAAACGTGATCGACTTTTCTTTGGTGCCGTTTTACTGGAACACGCCAGCAGCCTCGGACGGGAGCAGGGGGGGAGTGGGTATAACAGCGGGCATGACCGGCAGCAGCCTGCCGCAGCTGGCAAAAACCGCCGGATGGCCGACAACTGGATGCAGCAACGACAGAGCGCCATGCCCGGATCATGTTCTGCTGGGTTGGGTGCGAGAGGACGGGACGAAGCGACAGCAGCGCCTGCAGGATGTGGCCGGTGTGGCGGCATGGCCGACCACAACCGCCAATTCATGGAAGCATCCGGGCAATCAGGGGAGACAGGGCGGGGAGAACCTTCAAACCTCAGTGCTGACGACGGCATGGCCGACGGTTACAACCATAGACAACAATCAGGTTGCTGGAGTGGGGGCAGCAGCCAATCATCCTGCTCGCGGCTCAACATTGGGAGGAATAGCCCGGCTGGTTCAGGCAATCCGAATAACGGTTTCTGGTCAGATGCTGACTGGCTCGGATGCAGAGATGGAAAATTCCGGCCAGTTGAACCCGGAACATTCCCGCTGGCTAATGGGGTTTCCGCCAGAGTGGGACGCCTGCGCGGTTATGGGAATGCCATAGTCCCGCAGGTTGCTTCTGAGTTTGTTACCTCATTTTTGGCGTCCATATCTGAGGTGGCGCAGTGACTCAGGTTTACGCATACCCGTGGAACGCCCCGAAAAAAGCAATTAATCCACAACTGGACCCGGCGGAAGTTGCGCCGGAGTCTGCGCTTTCAAACCTGATCGCTCTCTATGCTGCGGATAACGAGCAGGAGCAGCTGCGCCGTGAGGCAATGAGTGATGAGGTTTGGGACCGCTACTTTTTCAACGAGTCCCGCGATCCTGTCCAGCGCGAAATTGTGCAGGACAGAATTGTCAGCCGGGCAAAGATGGCCCGCGAACAGCAGCAACACAATCCCGATCTGGTTATCGTGGCCGATGTCAGCGCCCAGCCTTCGCACATCAGTAAGCCTCTCATGGAGCGCGTTAAGTTTTTCCACAATCTCGGCAGGCCACAGGCTTATTCCCGTTACCTGCGCGAAACCATCCGCCCCTGCCTTGAAAGGCTGGCCCGCGTGCGCGAAAGTCAGATTTCTGCTTCATTTCGTTTTATGGCCGGTCACGACGGGCTGGATGGCCTGCTGGCGTTGCCTGAGATGAACCAGAATCAGGTCAAGCGTTTATCAACGCTGGTCGCTGCGCACATGAGCATGTGTCTTGATAAAGCCAGCGGTCATCTGTTCGTCAGTGACGACGTGACACCAGAGCAAGTCCGCCAGGCATGGGAGCTTGTTGCTGCGGAAGCGATGCGCCTGGACGTAATCCCCCCGGCCTTTGAGCAGCTGCGCCGCAAAAAGCGCCGCCGCAAGCCCGTGCCCTATGATCTGATCCCGCCATCGCTGGCCCGTATGCTCTGCGCAGACTGGTGGTATCGCAAGCTGTGGCAGCTGCGTTGTGAATGGCGTGAAGAGCAGCTGCGCGCAGTCTGCCTGGTCAACAAAAAAGCGTCCCCTTACGTCAGCTTTGAGGCGGTGATCCATAAGCGTGAGCAGCGCAGGAAATCTCTGGAGTTCTTCCGTTCGCATGAGCTGGTCAGCGATGAAGGCGATACGCTGGATATGGAAGATGTGGTTAATGCCAGTAACAGCAATCCCGCTAACCGCCGCCTTGAGATGATGGCCTGCGTTAAGGGGCTGGAGCTTATCGCAGAAATGCGCGGCGATTGCGCCATGTTTTACACCATCACCTGTCCGTCGCGCTTCCACGCCACCCTGAGCAACGGCAGGCCGAATCCGAAGTGGACCACGGCCACGGTTCGCCAGAGCAGTGATTATCTGGTCGATATGTTTGCCTCTTTCCGCAAGGCCATGCACAAAACCGGTATGCGCTGGTATGGCGTGCGGGTTGCAGAGCCACATCATGATGGCACCGTGCACTGGCACATGCTGTGCTTCATGCGCAAAAAGGAACGCCGCTCAGTCACTGCTCTGCTGAAAAAGTTCGCCATCCGGGAAGACCGTGAAGAGCTTGGCGGCAATACAGAGCCGCGATTTAAGGCACTGCTTATTGATCCGCGTGAGGGAACGCCGACCAGCTATATCGCTAAATACGTCAGCAAGAATATCGACGGGCGAGGACTGTCGGATGAAATTAGTGCAGAAACCGGTAAATCACTGCGTGACAGCGCGGAGAACGTGGGCGCGTGGGCGTCACTTCACCGTGTTCAGCAGTTCCGTTTCTTTGGCATTCCGGGCCGCCAGGCTTACCGGGAACTGCGTGTGCTTGCCCGTCAGGCGCTGAGAAATCAGAGCGATAAAAAAGCCGGTACGCCGGTGCTTGAAAATGCGCAGCTGGACGCAGTGCTGGCTGCTGCAGATGTGGGCTGCTTTGCCACCTACATCATGAAGCAGGGCGGCGTGTTGGTTCCGCGTAAACATCACATCGTCAGAACAGCCTACGAGCTTAACGACGAGCCAACCCCTTACGGCGATCACGGCACCCGAATTTATGGCATCTGGTCCCCGTTAGTGGCTGGCCGCATCTGCACGCACGCAACGAAGTGGAAAATGGTCCGTAAGGTCGTTGACGTTAAGGAGGCGACAGCCGACCAGGGCGCTAGCGCCCCTTGGACTCGTGGCAATAACTGTCCCCCTGATGAAAAACTGAACATTTCAGGGGGCGATCCGGTATCTATTGAACCTATAGAATCGGGTGAAACGCCTTTGTATGGTCCGGCAGATTTCGACAATATGACCAGAAAACAGCGCCGGGAACTGCTGGCGCGTCTCCGGGTGGTAAAGCCGCGCCAGAAAAAGAGTTATAAGCAGGAAATTGACGACTGTCAGCGGGCACTTTTGGTTAGAGAACTGCGGGTGAGGGGGTTTACCGGGGAAGATAAAGAAACAAACCTGCTTCTGTCCGGGGGCAGTCTTAATTCTGGTGCGGGTATGCGCATTTTCTACCGGAACGGGCGGCTACAGGAAGATGATAAATGGCGGAAATGGAGCTGATTCAGGTCCAGTAGCGATAAGCGAAGCCGCTCAAGTCCCTCATGATTTCGCTTTATCCAATTAAAATAACGAGTTGAAAACATCACCCAATCGATATTTTTTTAGGATAAGCCCTTATTGAACGTAAAAAACGTTTCACATTTTTAAGACCATACTATACTGTACGCATATACAGTTGTTACGTCGAGGGAGGACAAATGAGCGATCATCTTCTGGAAGAAATTAAACTCCAGCGCATTGATTTTATTCTTAAAAAAGTTGCTTTTGATACGTGCGATTTCGAAGAAAAGGAAATGGCAATTCACTGGTTAGTAGAGTTATCAGGTGAATTGATGGCTGAGGTTAGAAAGGCCAAATCATTTAAATCTGTAGTCGAACGCCATTGAGAGGGACTTATGCATATTGAAATTATGATTAACAAAGAGCCGAAAATCAGTGAAGACATTCTCAGCGCCCTTGAAGCTGAGCTTTACAGAAATTTCCTGCCGGTTTATCCCGATACAAGTATTCGCATCCGTAAGGGTAGTGCTAACGGAGTGGTCCTGAGCGGAGTCAGACAGGACGATGATAAAAAGAATGTTATGGATATTCTGCAGGCAGTATGGGAAGACGACAGCTGGCAGTATCAACACTGATAACGTTGCTGGCGTCAAAATTCACTTTTGGCGCTGGCAAGGTTGAACAACGAGCATTGCGAGGCGTTAGGCGATGGCCGGAAGCGATTCAAATTATCAGGTAGTTTACCGGGGCGAAAGCCTGACTGATTATGCGCCTGGCGGATTGGTTTTCTTTCAGCGGGCAAAAGAGAACGGCGGCGGCTTCTGGTTAGGCCGGACTTATGATTGTGTTTTCTGGCTTGAGATTTCTGCCCCTGTCTCTCTTTCGCAGGGTCTGCTTTATCTGCAGGCGATGAAAAATTCTGTCCAGGTTGAAACGAAATTTACCCCGCCAGATAACAATCTATCCCTGTTCTGACACTGTGCGCGTGAGTGCATGTCTATGCTGCATGAATCCGCATGATCCCAAAAGGATCGTTTACCCTCCGGCCCGCCAGCACTGGCGGGCTTTTGTTTATGTCATGCACCTGCATGAAAACCACTGCATAAAGCGGGCAGGCGTGGCGGGGCTACGAGCGCGCGGTTGCTGTTGCAGATAATCCTAAAGCTTTATATGGAGTGCTTTATTGTCGTTATTGCTCAATTAGCAGCCCGAAATCTGTGCTAATGTAAGTGGAGCATACCCATTCATATACATACATTATGAGCAGTTTCTGTACTTGGAACGTATAAAAAAAAGAGTATACTGCGCACCGTCTTGATGGCATTCTCAACTGGTTAGTTTAAATTATTTTAACAATCCACCTCTAATCAAGAGCTGTAAATGGGACGTCAAACTCACATTGGGTACCACAATTGCCGCGACGAGGGTGGATACCAATTCCTCAAAGAAAGTGTCCCTTTTTTGAGTGGTAAAGGTGACAATCAGTGGCTCACTCAAGGTTATTACTTTTGGACCGATAGTGACTATTGGGCAAATCAATGGAACTCTGAACACAAGACTGCTGTCAGTAAGTTTACAATCACGTTCCATCAAGATGAAGAATTGCTTGACTTGGTAGGCAACAGCAATCAAATTTTTGAATTCCAGAAAATGCGAGTACAAGTTGCCAAGCGACTGAATATCCGAGATGTCTCAAGAGTCACAGTGAGTCAAGTGATAGCTTATTTTCGAAAGCTGGAAGGGGCGCAGAGGACAAAAGGAGTTTTTCCTTACCTTGCAGTCAAAGCTCAGGACGCTGCGAAAATTTCATTTTTTGAAAGAATGCGTTTTACGCGTAAGCGCCAAGAAATCCTCATGTGCTTGACCAGACAGCAAATGTGCGTGTTTGAACAAGCCAGAGACAGAATTACCTACAATTGCTTTGTATCTCCAAGTGAGTACAAAGACTAAGGACTGGAGGAAATCATGCTTTCCTTTGAAGAACGTATGGCTTTGTTAGACATGGCTTTGGAAGAACATACCCCGGAATCTCTTTTTGAAGAGCTAAGCTCTTTTCCTGCGTATGGCCCATCCCTTGCTAATTTTGTCGTAGACATTACAGACGAGGTAACTCTTGTCGAAACTTCTAATGCAGAGGTTTGCCATCAAGAGGAAGTAACATTTACTTTTGACTCTACCGAGTATGGTGAAGCGGCCTAACAATGAAACTTAGACTGCAAGATAGTAAAGTAAATCAACTGCTTTTAGTTGAGGCTGACGGTCAGACCATTGAGTCTGACTTTAGCTTAGGATTCGAGCCTGTTTATCATGAAGAGAACTTAAATCTTTTTACCGTTATGTTCGATTTTGCTTACATAACAGAAGACGATAAGTATCTTCGCATTGATTTTCAGTGCAATTTCACTACCGATGGGCAGCTGGATGATGAATTCAAGAACTCAAAGTTTCCGGTTGTGAACGCTCCAGCTATTGCTTTTCCATTTTTGCGGGCATTCGTAGCAAACTTCCTAATGAGCAGTGGTTATAAGCCTATTCTGCTTCCAAGCATTAACTTTGTTAACTTCAGTAAAGAAGAAATTTCAAAGCCACAATAGCCGCCTAGGCGGCTATTGCATCTGGTTTACCTCATTTTGTGAATCCTCGGTTTTGATCATGTAAAATCGCTATTTGGCGTTGATGTTTTGCTACTTTTTCTTCATCGTCCATCAAGGCTGTAAGGACGAAAACCCACTACTTCTTCTCCTAACCACTCGTTTAACTCCTTCATACGCTCTTGCAGCGGTATCAATTCGTTACGAACAAATACCTTGCTGGCCTTTTCCACGTCACCGAACCCGCCCGTGTTGCTGGGGATAATCCCCATCAACTGAGGCGGTACGCGATGCACGGCCAGCATGTCGTCACGGCTCACATTCTTGATATTCAGAAACTCATCTTTCGCCGCCACCTCAGACAGCGGGATGATCTGGATGCCGTCCTTTTTCCCGTTCGGGCTGTACATAAACAGGTTGCGGAAGTTACCTGGTCCCTTCGCGCTCTTCATGGCGCTGCGGATGTTGTCCACGTCCTGCTGACTCTGCGCCGGGTCGGTCATGTACATGATGAAGCCCGCATGGCTGCCGTTCAGGTAGTACTTGCGGCGGAACAGCGTAGCCGACTCGTTCAGCAGCGCCGACGGGATAGCTGACAGATAGCCCGGCACGCCGTAAATCTCCTGATTGATATCCGGCTCCAGCAGGTGAAACACGCTCCCCTTCTCGAACTCATAGGGTTCCGTGTTGATGCCGTAGTGTGCATACCAGTAGGTGTCCAGGTCGAGGCCACGCCGGGTGAATTTCGCCAGCGACGGTTCCAGCTTCAGCACGGTACCGAGGCGGCTGGTCCGTTTTTCAAGATAGGCATTGGCAAAGACCAGGTAATCCATCGCAAAGCGGGTAAAAGCCTGCTGACTCAGCAGGCGGTGAGGGATAAAGGTACTCGCCAGAATGTTGCACTTTACGCTGATAGGTGAGCTGTGATGCACGGCGGCGCGGAACGTGCGCGCCAGCCCGTCAACGCTTACGGGTGGTTCATACCAGCGATCATTAGCTACGCATTCCACGTAGTCCAGCAGTTCGCGGCGGTCCAGCACCGGGATCGGGTCGCCAAAGGTAAACGCCTCAGACGCTGCCCCGCTGGTCATGTTATCCGGGTGCGTCACGGGCTGCGTGCGGGTGCGGTTCCTGCGTTTGCTCATTAATAAATCTCCACAATGTTCTGCGTGTGTGCCGCCTGTCCCTGCAGCGGCTCGTTTGCCAGCGCGTGCATGGTCGCCCAGGCTAAATCGCCGTGGCTGACTTCCTCGCTGCGGCTGGTTTCATAGGTCGGACGGTTGCCGCTGGCCGTGGTGGCCTTGCGGATAGACATGAATGACTGCGCGATGTCGAGGTGGCTGGCGTCAAATTCCAGCCGCCCGCTGGCGATGGTGTCGTAAGCCTTCAGCACCAGGGCGTTTTTCACGTTTGGGTTATAGACAAATTCTTTCACCTGCGGGAAGAAGGCTTTGACGTTCTCGTATACACCCAGCCCGACGCCGGTGGAGTCGATGCCGATATAGGTCACGTTATACTGCTGCGTCAGCGTCCTGATGG